GACCACCGAACCCTGTGAGTTTGTGATCTATTCAGGCGGAGAACTGCGCAGCAACAACCCCGAGTATGTGGCTCGTGCCCGACAGCTCGAGCAAGAAGGCAAGCTGAAAATCTATGACAACATAAGCAAGAATGAATACTATGCTCACCTTAACAATACTCGTGTGCTGTTCAATTGTGCTCTTCAGGACTGGGTGTCAAACACAGTTAGTGAGGCTGACACTCTTGGTTGCAATGTACTATATCCTGCTTATCGCAGTTTCCCCGAGACTTTTGCCAATGATCCAAACCGTCTCTATGTCCCCTGGTCAATAGACGATGCTTATCACAAAATGCAAAATCTCCTGCGTGAACCGCATCACAACATGGGCTTGATTGCAGCCTGGAACAACGGCACAGTGGATCGTGTGGTGGACATCATTACTGGTTCGGGTGAGCAGTGGAACCGAGCTGGCCCAAGATATCGTGATCATGCGAGCCACGAAAAATATCAAGTGACCAAGATAAAAGCATGAGTCGAGTCATTGTTACCGGTGCCGCTGGCTATATCGGCGGTGAAATTGCCCTGCGTTTACATGACGCCGGGCATCAAGTAGTGGGCATTGATCGCAGAAGTTGTCCGCCACATCTGGTGTCGGCATTTCATGAGTATGTGTGCGACGATGTTGTGAGTTCCGAAGCCTTGGAAACCATTGGGTATCACCGACCCGATGCTGTAGTGCATTGTGCTGGTACCAGTCTAGTGGGACCCAGCATGGCTGCACCCGCTGACTACTATGAAAACAATGTGGTCAAGACCAAACGCTTGTTGGATTTCATATTAAAGGTCACGCCACGCACCAGATTCATATTCAGTTCCAGTGCAGCAGTATATGGCATTCCAGTAATGACACCCTGTGACGAAGTGGATCCTAGAGAACCCATATCACCTTATGGTGAAAGCAAGATGATGACGGAACAGATGTTGGCCAGTTATCACCGTGCCTACGGACTGGACTATGTAGCTTTTCGCTACTTCAATGCCTGCGGTGCTGACAGCAGTGGCCGTCATGGCCAAGAACCCGGCGCCACACACATCATTGCTCGTGTGCTGGAAAGCGTCAGAGACCAGCAGCCGTTTGTGCTGAATGGCACCGGCTATGCAACCCCTGATGGTACCTGTGTGAGAGACTATGTGCATGTACAGGACATTGCAGATGCACATGTGAGTGCTTTGAGTGACACCACACCCGCGGGTGTGTACAATCTTGGAACCAAAACCGGCACCAGCAATCGAGAGATTGTGGCCGCTGCCGAACGCATCACTGGTCAAAGGGTGCAACTGATCGAAGGTGCAGCCAGACCCGGCGACCCCGATGTGCTCACAGCCAGCAATGATCGCTTTGGCGCAATTTGCCCTGATTGGCGCAAGCACACCCTGGATGACATGATAGCTCACGCATGGGCATGGTATGTTCGATAAAATTTTGAAATTTGAGCAGGAGTTGGCTGCCTACACCGGCGCACCCTATGCAATCATGACCGACTGCTGTACCCATGCCATTGAACTGTGCATGCGGTATGATCGGGTCAAATCCTGTGAGTTTACTCCTTATACCTATCTCAGCATACCCATGCTCATGCACAAACTCAATATCAGTTACCGGTACCTGGACGAGGCTGAACAAACTTGGTCGGGCGAGTACCCATTTGTGGGCACTAGAATCTGGGACAGTGCCCGCCGCCTGGAACCCAACATGTACCGTGATGGGCAAATGCAATGCATCAGTTTTGGTCATACCAAAATTGTAGAAATAGGTCGAGGTGGTGCCATACTGTTAGACGATGTAGAAGCCTATGACATCATGCTGCAACAACGATATGATGGTAGAGACTTGTCTGTGAAACCCTGGCAAAATCAGCAGGTGTTTAGAGTAGGCTACCACTACCGGCCCACCATTGAAGAAGCCCAACGCGGATCTGAGTTGTTGGCACAAGCAGGTGCAGGTGCATGTCAAACTGTGGCCTACCCAGACTGCAGACAGATTACCATTCTAGGTTGACTCAGCTGTCTAAATAGTGTACAATAGCTCAACAGCAATCCACTGCTTTATCATCGGAGAATAACAATTGGAAAAAAATCTATCACAAGTGTTGCGTGAACGCATGCGAGCCGACGGCAAGAGATTCTGGGCCGGCGACAATGTCAGTGACTACATGCACGAGTCTGACAGACAGCACCTGATCCAAGAAGCCACCACTGCATTCGAAGGGGTACTAGATGCATTATTGATCGACCGAGAAAACGATCCCAACAGCCGAGGCACGGCTCGACGCTTGGCCAAGATGTATTTCAACGAGATAATGTCAGGAAGATATGACGCAGCACCAGATTGCACAGCGTTTCCAAACAATTCGGAGGATAGATATGAAGGTATGTTGGTTGTGCGTAGTGAGCTCCGCAGTATGTGTAGCCATCATCATCAGCCTGTTAGTGGTGTGGCTTACATCGGAATACTTGCCGCTAACAAGCTCATTGGTCTTAGCAAGTACACTAGGATTGCTCAATGGTGTGCTCGTCGTGGTACTTTACAAGAAGAATTGTGCAACGATATCGCACGAGAAATCTGTCGAGCAACCGACTCTGAAAATGTAGGAGTTTATATCCAAGCTGTGCATGGCTGCTGCGAGAATCGTGGTATAATGGCTCATTCAAGTTTGACTCAAACCACTGTGCTTCGCGGAGTATTCAAAACTGATCCAGCAACCAAAAAAGAATTCATGGACAATATCAAACTACAGCAGGAATTTGCACCGCGATGATGTACATAACCAACCGAGCAGGTAGTATAAAATTACCCAACGAACCCGGGTTATTGGAATGGCTGCAACAACGCTATCCAGTATCGGGGTATTATCTAGCCCAAACTCAACAGGAGAACACACATGGCAACTAAAAAATCCGTCAGCAAAATCAGCGACAAGCTGACCAAAGTAAACGAAAATTTCACTGTTCAAATGTATGACAACGGTTATATGTTTGAAATCTCTGGCAGAGACGCGGATAACGATTATAAAACTGCCAAAATAATGGTTACAACCGTTCCACAACTGGTTGCCTTGATTGAAGAAGCTGCGGAAATGGAACGCGATGACTAAAAGTGTTGTTTTTTTACAACAGAATTTTGGTTGACGTCAAAATCCCGTTGTCTTAAAATATAAGTATTGTTTAACAACTGGGTGGAGTTTTTATGAAGTATTCCTTGGTAGCCATGGCAGCAGTAGCAGCCTGTTATGGTCATGCTCAAACAGTGGTGAGTTCTGCTGTGACCTATAAAACCGTGTCCACCGTTATTTCAACGGGCGCAGCCACTGTGGCTAAAAGCAACAACACAGACACCCAAACCGTCACGCAAAGCGACGGGTCTGTGGTGCGCAACGTGTACAACTTGGCGCAAACCACCACCACCACCCCTACGACTTCACGCGATCTCAAATACGAAGTCACGACCGTGATGCTCAGTAACGGAAAAAAGGTGGTGACAGAAAAATTGGTCAGTGACACCGTGGTCACCAAAAACGTGGTGAACCCTTCAACGGTTAAAACGCTGGCATCCACCACAGTGATTACGCCTGCACCAGCGCCTAAAACCTCAACACCTACAGCACTACCCACGGTGTCCACGATATCCACTGGACCATTCAACGCCACCACCTACTATGGCAACTCGCCCTTCATGGGCACGCCTACGCAGGTGTTCAGCTCCAAACCCTCCGATTGGGTCAATGCCCAATACAACAACGGATCCAATCAGTACATCAACAGCGCAGCGGCCTGGGCAAGGGGGTGGACGGGTAAAGGCAGCACCATCATGGTCATGGACACGGGAGTTGACGTCAACAACGTGGCGTTTGCTGGAAAAATCAAGTATCAGTTTGACATTACAGGTACAGGCATCCAAGACAAGGTGGGACATGGTTCCAGCATTGCGGGTATTGCACTGGGCGCCAGAAATGGTGTCACCCCCACGGGCGTGGCCTTTGACGCCAATTTGGCCGTTGCAAAATTGAGCGACAGCAAAAGCCTAGTCGCCTCTGATGCCGTCAAAGCCCTGGCATGGGCGGCAGACAAGTCTGACATTGTGGTTGCCAATTTATCTGCCAACACCTCTTATTCAGCGGCGTATCAAGCTTCGGTCAAAAAATTGTCAGAAGGTGTGTATGCCAGCACCGATGCCACATACGGTGGCGCCAATTATTACAACTTGGAAGATCCCAAGAAATGGGCACAGGCACTGACATCTCGCATTGCTGTCACAGTGAGCGCAGGCAACCAATCCCTGCCCTATGTACAAAACCCGGCTACCTTTGCTGCCGCAACCGATGACAGTGGCAAATTGCTGTTGAATGGTCAAATGCTGGTGGTAGGTAACTGGAATGCACAAGCAGGACGTGTGGAAGGCGCACAAGCAGGTTCAGTTTGTAAAACAGTGTCTGGTACCGCATGCCGGGATCAATACCGTGTGAGTGATTTTTATATCTTGGCTCCAGGCATGTTGGTCAATTCAGCAGCTCCGGTGGCTGGCAGCACTTCGGGCACCAAGTCTGCAACTGGCAGTAGCCAAGCGGCTGCATCAGCAGCAGGTGCAATTGCTGTGATCAATCAACTGTGGCCCTACATGACTGCGGCCAACCAGGTGCAGTTGTTGCTGAAAACAGCCAACAAGAACTTGCCCGGATACACCGCTGAGGTCATGGGACAGGGCTTGCTGGACTTGGACCGAGCCACACAACCTGTGGGCAACTTGGGCATTGCACTCAACGGCAGAACCAGTGCCGCTGTGCCCTTGGCAGGTGGAATCAGTTTGAGCAAGACCACACCTGCAGTGGCAGCCACCTTGAGTTCCGTGTCAGCAGTGGACGGCATGCAGAGAGACTTCCGTGTTGACTTGAGCAGCACCATGAGCACCAACGCTGTGATGAACACCTCCATGATGATGGATGCTGATCCCAGCTACAACTGGAGTGGTCGTTGGACAGGTTTGGTGGCCAATCAAGACCAACAGATGCCCTTGAGCGGTGCTCAAAGCGATGGTAATCAAACTGTCACCCTGGACTCAAGACTGTTTGCTCCAGCGAGTGCATTGCGTCATCAAGTCACATTGACCAACAGTAGCTACAATCCTTACGTGAACTTTTCAGGTGTGTATGGTCAAACTCGATCAGCTGCCACAACTGAATACAGCGTACAATATCAACCCGGTCAGCGTGTTACCCGATTGGGCGATCCACAGGGCTGGTGGGCACAAGGCGGTGTCATGATGACTCGTGTGGATTACACTCCTGGCATGGTTTCTGAAGTGACACCGATCTATGCCTTGCATGGCATGGGTGGCTACCAGGTGGGAAACTGGAACATGTTTGGCGGTATCAAGCCCACAGTGGTGTCAGGTCAGGTCACATTCACAGCGCCAACTGGTGTGGATACCGACGGTGTCATGCAATACAGCACCGTGATCAACAACTTGGCTGGGTCTGACCCAGTGGCATACGCAGGTGTGAAATATCAACAGCGTTTCCTGACCAGCCGTGGATACCAACATCTAGTGGGATTTAGACTACAGGCCGCCCAAGACGGCACCAATCATGCTCGTGCATACTACACAGTAAATTTCTAAGATTGACCACAAACTCCCGACCAACAACTGACTCTCAAGGAACACCAGTGAACACTACCAAAACCCGTCCCGATACCATTTTTGCTCACTTGCCACATGAGATCGATCGCGAGCATGCACCCTGGACCGAACTGGTTCGTGAAGATTTCCATGTGCAGGTGTTTGAAGATATCTATCCTGTCACACCCGGACACTTGCTGTTTGTGCCCAAACACAACACCATGGGAGTGTTGATGGCAGCAATTCAAGATGCTATCCGTCAAGGTCAACAGGGCGTGGAATCAGGTGAGTGGGATGCGTTCAACATTGGCATGAATCTGGGCGCTGAGGCAGGACAGACTGTGGCATGGCCACATGTGCACATGATACCTAGGCGTGCGGGAGATGTTGCTGATCCCATAGGCGGTGTGCGCAACACCATTCCGGGACAGGGCAACTATCGCACCGGCAGCTATAAAAATCCCACCACCCCACAACAGGTCTAAATAATATTCTCAGCGGTCTTTTGAGCATCATCCCGCTATATAAATTCTGCTGCCTATGCTATACTTTAACATAGGAGAAAATGATGGCAAAATATCTTTCAACAAAAACTTACGGCACAGATCGCGGACTCTCGTGCTGCTTTAGACAATGGCGTGCCACACACAGCCATTGCAGCTTGATTCATGGCTACTCAATCGGTATCAAGCTGATCTTTGAAAGCGAAACCTTAGACGAGAAAAACTGGGTCATGGACTTTGGCGGACTCAAGGCCTTTAAAGAGTGGGCCGACTGGCAGTTTGATCACACCATGTGTGTGGCTCTAGATGATCCACACTTGAACAAATTCCAAGATCTAGCCCGCATGGGCAAGCAGGACCAGGGCGGTGTGTTGAGTTTGAGATTGGTAACCGGTGTAGGTTGTGAAAAGTTTGCAGAACTGGTATTTAGAACCATGAACGAAATACTGGCAGCATATCAGGCGGGACAGGGTTGGACACATCCAGATGGTCGTGTGTTCGAGGCACGATATCCTGTGGGTTCTGGGGTACGATTGCGCAGTGCCGAGGTGTTCGAGCATGCTGGTAACAGTGCAGTATACGAAGCATGAGCAATTGTGTTTGCGGCAGAACCACTAGACAACCCATGTGTGACAACAGTTGCAGTCTGAGTGAATCGCAGTATCAAGAACGCTGTGAGAGACTGGCTGAATTATATCGTGGCCTTGGCACAAACGCTGTAAATACCCATCACAATCACAAGGACAATCATGAACAAAACCAGTGAGTACAAAGTAGCGGTATTGTTGCCCACTCGTGGAAGAACTGACGCCCTGAGTCGCAGTGTGATCAGCCTCATGAATCGAGCTGTTGATCTGGATTCGGTTCAGCTGATGCTGGCGTTTGATCAAGACGACGAAGTGGGCCAGCAACATTTTGAAAACCATCTCCGGCCCTGGCTGGATGAAAAAGGCGTCAACTACACAGCCATGGAATTTGAGCGCCTGGGCTATATTCGTCTCAACGAGTATGTGAATGCCCTGGCTCTGGCAGCCGATGCTGACTGGTTGATGTTCTGGAACGACGATGCTGTGATGGAAACCACAGGCTGGGATCGCATCATTGCTGGTTACACTGGCAACTTCAAGTTGCTGGCTGTGCACACACATCATGACCATCCCTACAGCATATTTCCCATTGCACCTCGAGCCTGGCTGGACACCCTGGGCTATCTCAGTCCACATCAAATATCCGACTGCTGGCTGAGTCAACAGGCCTATTTGCTGGACATCTGGGAACGAATTCCTGTGTGGGTCACACATGATCGATTTGACCTCACTGGCAACAACGGTGACGATACCTTTGAAAATCGTCCCATGTTGGAAGGCGACATCAGCGATCCAAGAGACTTTCATCACTTGACCTGGACCGCACGCCGACTGGCCGATACTGGAAAACTGGCCAACTACATGGAAAGTCAAGGATTTGATGCCTCTTGGTGGCGGGACATTTGCTCGGGTCGACGTCAGAATCCTTGGCAACGGCTGCACGAAAATGACGTAAACAATCAAGTCAACAGCTGGAAAGTAACTTACGATCACACAGATGGGAATTTGAAAAAAGCATGAACACAACAGAATCACTAGAACAACGCATACGCCGCTACTGGAACACACAACCCTGCAACATCCGCCACGGTCGCGGTGAACCTGGCACACTTGAATTTTTTCAAGAAGTCAGTGCTCGGCGCTATCGAGTGGAGCCACACATTGCAGAATTTGCTGGATTCCATCTCTGGCAAGGTCAACAGGTGCTGGAGATTGGACCCGGCATTGGGTCGGACGCAGCTGAATTTGCTCGACATGGTGCTGTGTACACTGGCTTGGACTACAGTGATGAAAGCGTAAAACTGGCACAAAAGCGATTTGAAGTGGAGGGACTAGAAGGCACCTTTATCCGCGGTGATGCTAGCAACGCTCAAGACTATCCTGATCATGAATTTGATCTGGTATACAGCTATGGTGTAATACATCACTTTCCGGCCATAGAGCAGATCATCGACAATGTGTATGCAGCACTCAAGCCAGGCGGAGAATTCCGTTTCATGGTGTATGCCAAGAACTCCTGGAAGCAGGCCATGATCTTCAAGGGCCTGGACCAGTATGAAGCACAAAACGGTTGTCCCTATGCCAAGAGCTATACCAAACACGAAATACATGACTTGCTGGGCAACCGATTTCAAATCGACAGGTTGCGTCAAGACCACTGTTTCATGTATAATATAGAAGCGTACAAAGCCGGGCGATATGAACTGGAGCCTTGGTTTGCGGCCATGCCCGAGGCCATGCGTGAAGCAGTGAGAGAATATCTGGGTTGGCATTTGTTGGTCAAAGCGAGAAAAATTTGAAAATCAAAGTTTCTGAAATATTTTACAGTCTACAAGGCGAAGGCCGTTTTGTGGGTGTGCCCAGTGTGTTCTTGAGAACATTTGGTTGCAATTTCACTTGCAGCAGCTTTGGCTGTGCACCTGGCAAACGCAGCGACGAAGCTGATGAAATTGCCACAGTGGCACACATGTTCAATCGATTTGAAGACTTGCCCCTGGTCACAACTGGCTGTGACAGCTATGCTTCTTGGCATCCGGCATTCAAAGAACTCAGCCCTGGTGAGACTACCCAAACCCTGGTGTCACGCATGACAGGCATGATTCCCAATGGCAAGTGGTCACAGCCCAATGGCAACGACATACACTTGGTGATCACCGGCGGAGAACCACTCCTGGGTTGGCAGCGAGCCTATCCCGAACTGCTGGAAAATCCCAGCATGCGTGATCTTGAAAATCTCACATTCGAAACCAACGGTACTCAAACCATTGATGATGCATTTGCTGACTATCTGCATCGTTGGAGCAATGGCTACACTGAACTCACATTCAGTGTGAGTCCCAAGCTCAGTGCCAGTGGCGAAACCTGGAGTGAAGCCATTCGACCCAGTGTGGTTGCCAGCTATCAAGACCTGGGTCGGGTGTATCTCAAGTTTGTGGTAGAGACTGAACAACACTTTGAAGAAGTCAACCAAGCTGTGAGCGAATATCGTGCAGCTGGTTTCATCGGCAAAGTGTATGTGATGCCACAGGGTGGTGTGGTCACACCCTATGAGCAAAATCGAGTGCAAGTGGCCAACTGGGCACTGACCCAATGCTACAACTACAGTCCCAGAATGCACGTGGATCTTTGGGGCAACGGTTGGGGCAAATAATTTCAAAAGGAATTCTCGTGAACGAAACAAGAGAACTAGCAGACAAAATTACAGCGTGGATAAAAAACTATGCCGAACAACATGATATCAAGAACTTGACTGTGGGCGTGAGTGGCGGCATTGATTCTGCTGTGGTCAGCACCTTGTGTGCCAGAACTGGTTTGCCCACTGTGGCCATGACCTTGCCTATTAGACAACGACCCAACCTGCATCAACTCAGCACTGATCATGCAGAGTGGTTGCTCAGCAACTTTGTCAATGTCAAGCACATCAATCTGGACTTGACCGCAGTGTTTGACGCATTTGAGTTTGGCTTGAAACCGGTGTGTGTTGACCAAGCGGGCAACATCAACCTGGCATTTGCCAACAGCCGCAGCCGACTGAGAATGATGGCTCTATACCAAACAGCACAAAGTCATGGTGGCATTGTGGTGGGCACTGGCAACAGAGTGGAAGATTTTGGTGTGGGATTCTTTACCAAGTATGGCGATGGTGGCGTGGATATCAGTCCCATTGGTGATCTAAACAAGACCGAGGTGTGGGCACTGGGTCGTGAACTGGGTGTACTCGAAAGTATTATTGCAGCACCACCCACAGACGGACTCTGGGACGATGGTCGCAACGACCAAGACCAACTGGGTGGACTCACTTATGCTGAACTGGAACTGGCCATGTCACAAGACGAATCTGGCGCTGCAACTGAAGACCTAAAAGAATATGCAGCCTTGACTCAGTATCGTAGAATCCGTCGCCGCAATCTGCACAAGATGTTGCCTATCCCTGTGTTCAAAAAATCAGGATCTTGACATGGGCATGTTTGATCTATTTCGAAAGAAGACCACAACGGAGCCGGCACAGCAAGCGGTGCCTGTGACAGAACCCAAGGCTCCCCCAGCATCGAAAAAACCGCGACCAGTCTTGAGCGAAAAGGAACTGGCCACGCAGCGTGGTGAGCCTTGGGTATCTGTGCTCAGTATGGACATTGATCCCGAAAATTTGCATCAAGGCAGTTTTGAACTGGACTGGAACGACAAGTTTGTGGCCAACCTGGTTCGTGCTGGTTATCAAATGAAACCTACAGACACCGACAGTGACGTTGTGGATCGGTGGTTTCAAAATGTGTGTAGACATGTGGTCATGGAGACCTGGGAGCAAGAACAAGCCGCAAATCCCAATCGTGTGGTCAAAACACGCAATGTAGGTGGTGGTCGCACCGAAGTATCATGATACTGTACGTCAACGGTGACAGTCACACTGCTGCAGCCGAGGCAGTGAATCCCTATGCGTTTGCCATGGACGACGAAACGCTCTATCACATGGGGCGAGCTCCACATCCTGCCAACCTGGCTGTGAGCTGGGGCAAACTGTTGAGTCTCACACTGAAGTCCAGTTTTCATTGTGGTGCTGAAAGTGCTAGTTCCAACACACGCATATTGAGAACTGCCAGAGAATGGATAGCCGCCCAGAGTCGAACTCTCAGCGACACCCTTGTAATCATTCAGTGGAGCACCTGGGAACGAGAAGAATGGTTGATAGACGGAACCTACTATCAGATTGGTGCATCTGGTCTGGACGATGTTCCCCGGGATCATCAGGATCGTTACAAGCAGTTTGTGGTCGATGTAGACTGGCAACAAAAAACTCAACAGGCACATGACGAAATTTGGCAGTTTCATCAAGAGTTAAAAGACCAAAACATTCGACATGTGTTTTTCAATGGCAACAATGACTTTTCCCAAATTGAAGATCGTCGGGATTGGGGCATCAATTACATTGCACCATATGATGCTCAAATGACCTACGATGCAGTGATACGTGCCGGGAAGATCGATACCGTTTCCCCAGAATCCTGGCATTTTGGTGCCGATGGCCATAGCTTTTTTCATCGTTTCGTGTTACAATACATCATTGACATACGATTGTATTGAGGTAATCCATGCGCTATGTGTTAATTGACACAGCCAATATGTTTTTTAGAGCACGCCACGGTGCTTTTAGAGCAGCAGATGCTTGGGAAAAAATTGGGTTTGCCTTGCATATCACGCTGATGGCTGTGAACAAAATGGCTCGACGCTTTGAAGCAGATCATGTGGTTTTTGCCCTGGAAGGACGCAGCTGGCGTAAGGATTTCTATGCTCCTTACAAGCGCAACCGTGCGGTGGCTCGTGCTGCATTGACCGAGACCGAAGCCGAAGAAGACAAGATGTTCTGGGAAACCTATGACGAATTGACTAAATACTTGTCCACCCGAACCAATTGCAGTGTGATCCGGCATGCCACAGCCGAAGCCGATGATGTCATTGCTCGTTGGATTGCGTTACACCCCGAAGATCAACACACCATTGTCAGCAGCGACACCGACTTTGTGCAATTGGTTGCAGCCAATGTGCAACAGTACAACGGTATCTCAGATGAATTAATCACATTGGAAGGTACCTATGACGCCAAAGGCAATGCTGTTGTTGATAAAAAAACTAAACAACCAAAAGCCACCCCGGATCCGGCCTGGTTGCTATTTGAGAAGTGCATGCGTGGAGACAGCTCGGACAATGTGTTCAGTGCATATCCAGGAGTTCGTGAGCGGGGCACAAAGAATAAAGTTGGTCTCCGTGAAGCCTATGCCGACCGAGACCGAAAGGGCTACAACTGGAACAACATGATGCTGCAACGCTGGACTGATCCCGAAGGTGTGGAGCATCGTGTGCTGGACGACTATGAGCGCAATCGTGTGCTGATTGATCTCACAGCACAGCCCGATGAAGTCAAGGCTGTGGTAGATGCTGCCATTCGTGAACAGGTCAGTCACCGCGATGTGGGGCAAGTGGGTGTGAGGTTTATGCAGTTTTGTGGCAAGTATGAGTTGAATCGTTGCAGCGAATCAGCTGAACAGTTTGGAAGGTGGATGAATCAAACTTATTCAGGAGTTCTCAATGGCTAAATGGTTTTGGGCAGGCGTGGGCGGATTGACGATCACATTGCTGATATTTCATCATGTGTTGAGCGTATTCCCTGATACCAGCTGTGACAATACCGGGCTTGATCCCGAAATCAGCAAAGAATATACTAGTTCATCCCAGGCCAAATGTAGAAAGGTAAAACATCCGTGATCATAGCAAAACCCGTGATAGCCAATCAGTATTGGATATTGCACAGAGACAATCAAAAAGTAGGCAACATCGAAGCCTGCGACGGCGGCTATCAAGTCAAGATCAACAACAGCATAAGTCAGTATCGCACCATTGACATGGCTGCACAGCGAGCAGAGATTGAATTTGTGCCAGCAGATGCCACAGCTGATCACAAGCCCAATCTAGTGCACGGTTACCCTGCAGCAGGTCGTGTGTGCAATCCGGTGTGGAATATTCCGCTCAAGCTGCCGCTGTTTACCAGGTCTGCCAAAAGCAAGAGCTGGTTTGCAGCCGGATGGTATGCAGTATATCGCAACCGAACATGGCGTGTGGTGCAGGACCCCAAGTTGATTGCTCTAGAACGCTATCAATATCGCGGGCCATTTCAAACCCAGCAACAAGCGCAGCAAACACAGCCATGATACACATTCAGCGATTCATTGAACGCTTGCAAGGTTCAGATGCTCGGGGCAATCGAGAATTTTCCATGAGCATGAGTGATGCCAAAAATCTGCACGCCGACATCACCCGCTTGCTGTTACAGTGTCAAGAACTGCAACAGGACAAGTCCAAAGATACCGAAGTGATTGAAATACAAGTTCAAGGCGGTGGATTCCGATAGCTGGGCAAATTTAAATCTTGGTGTATAATGATAAATATATGCACAGATTTAGGATTTACCATGAGCAGACCCAAGCCCAGAATACTGATTGATCACACTAACAAAAGCACTTACAAGACCGAACAGGTGCTGGCATCCGAGGGCGTATGGGCAGTATTTTACAACAATCAGCCCATCAATCTCAAAACTGCCAATCTCTTGGTGCAATATCCTGGTCCCAAGTACAAAAAAGTTTCATTCAGCAATCCCGGTCATGCCATCAATCTTGCCAAGAAACTCAACGCACAATTCAAAACTGATTTATTTACAGTGGTGTTGTTGACACAAGGCAAACAAATTTACCCCGACGCCGGTGCGTGACAAACGACAGTTAACACAACTTTTGATTGATCAACTGCCTGAACACAATCGGGCACCGGTTGATGAAATATATCCCATATGGTGGCAAAATCTGCGTTCCGGTGGCGGCATGCGACTGACAGATCGTGGATATGATGCATTTTGCAATCTGTTGCAACTGGAACACTACTATTTTCCCTTGGCGGGCCTGGACCTGCACACCGTCATTGCCATGGATCGCAAATTGCAGTTGCCTTACTATGTGGAATTTCGCAAACGAGTATCGCACCAGTTGATCTTGTTTGGCAGTCAAGAAGCAGTGTTGATCAACCTCTACGGTGACTTGAAAAAGTTCCTGGCAAAACACAGTTGACCTTGAATAAAAAATCCAGTATAATGCAATATGCGCAAGTTAAGTACCAGTTGTCAAGCCCACAGCCAACGTCGGCAACGGTATCTCACACGCAAAATAGCCCAAGGAAAAGCCATGACCGATCCCGATATCCTGGCCATGACAGGCCTGTTTGACAGCATGGACCAGCAAAAAGTCAAGCGCGAAGCGGATCCCGAATGGCAGGCCAACAACCTGGAGTGGGACTTGCGCAGCACTGACTGGATTTTGGCCAAGGCTCGATCAAGTTCGACCTATGCACAAAACATGTATGCGGCCTTGTGCAACAATCAGTTTCAGAAACAAGAAGTTTGGACTTTGTTGCAAGGACAGACTTGGAGTTGCAGCTGGCGTTATGCCGGTGACATAGTGGCTGACATGCTGGAACGCGGTGACTACATGGACTGGTACTGTAGCGGCATTCGAGACGCCGACATAGTGGAGGCCAATGGATACGTAGGCGAAGGTGAGGTAACCGAACAAATACGCGAAGACCTAAAACGCCTGGGTTGGCATGTGGTGCAGGGATAATTCTCAAAATCTTTGCAGAATTCTGCATTATTGACTCTGGCTTGCTAAATAAAAACAAGCAACGCCGGAACCGGTCCGACGTCGGACCAATTTGACGCCTAGGGTAGAAAAACCCTTTTACTGGTGTGATACACCCAGAACGCCAACCGTAGCAGAGTTCTTCTGCCAGCAACAAACACAATCGTATATTTTAAACACAGGAGTTTGTTATGACCAAGACAACCAAAATTCGTTGGGTAATTGCACACGAGCCATTGAGCCTTTTTGTCCGTGCTGCCAAAGATTTTCAAGACTTTGTGAATGCTGCACAATCTGCAGAAAAAATCGAAGTTGAAGTAATGACACTGAGCGAGTACAGCCAAAAGTACAACAATGGTGTTATTGTGACCAAGCACGATTTGCTGGACCTCATGGAACAAGGCAAGATCGAAATGAGCCAGATGTACACCACATGGTTGGCCGAAAAGTATGACCAAGACATGTTGGCCTTGGAAATGCCTTTTATCTTTGAAGATCATGCACACGCCACACGAGTGTTGGAAGGCGAAGTGGGCGAGTTCTTGTTGAACAAGATCACTGAAAAATCCAATGTACGCGGCATGGCCTTCACATACAGCGGTGGTTTCCGTAACATTCTTTCCAGCAAGAAAGTCAACACGTTGCAAGGTTTGGTTGATGAAGATAAGAACTAATCGCAATCCAGTGGCCCAGGAAACATTCCGGGTGCTGGGCGTGGAAGAGCCTTATGTGTGTGAGATTGAAGATCTCACACAACACATCCGAGCAGGTGACTGCGATGCAGGCGAAGGCGTATACAGTCGTGTGTACCCACTGGGTCAAAACGAAGTAACAGAATCAGTAATTGATTCCAAGCACAGCCTGTTCTTGACCACCATGATCATGCGTGACGATTTCTGGCAACAACTCAGTCCCGAAGTTCGTGCTGTGATCAAAGATGCTGCCATCCGTGCCGGACGCAAAGAGCGTCAAGCCACAATCGATGACGGCGAAGAAGCAAGAGCACGACTCATAGCCGAAGGTGTCAACATACACGAGTTAACACCAGCAGAACGAGCCGACTGGCAACAAAAAACTCAAGTGGTCTACGAAAAATTCGAGCCGACATTCACACCCGGTTTGATAGATCAAATCAAACGCAGTTAATGCACCCAAAAGAAAAAAGCAGGTATTTACAATCTGCTTTTTTTTCTATATAATTACAACTTCTAAAGGAGAATACTCATGAAAAAGTTTTTGGCCACTCTGTTGGCTTGTGTTTCCGTTTTTGCCGTTGCCAAAGAAAATGTTACCATTGTTTACTCATGGAGCCCCAGCGACAGCATAACCAATATTGATCGTACCCTGATTGCGGAAGCCAATCGACTGCAGGATCGATACAACTTTTTGTTTGATGCCCGACCCGGAGCAGGTGGATCAATTGCTGCAAACTACGTGGCCAACACACCAAACACCATCCTGGCCAACAGTTCGGCATTTTTTATTCGCCCCACAGTTTTCCCCAACGAAAGTCATCGTGTGGAAGACTTCAGAGAACTCATGCCACAGTGCAGTGCGCCCATGGCCATCACGTCCACACGTTATTCATCTTGGCAAGAAGTTCCACAGGATCAACTGCTCAACATCGGAACCAGTGGGCTTGGTGTTACCACACACCTGGCTGCTATTCAGATCATGAATAGATATCCTGGTATGCAAGTGGTGCCGTTCAAAAGCACCAGTGAATCCTTGCTAAGTGCTGTAAGTGGACAAACTGAATTTCACGTGGCATTTTTGGCCGAGCCCGAAGCATGGAAACAAGACTCTGCAAACAAAAAGAGACTGAATGTGTTGGGCATAACCGGATCACAAAAAGTAAACGGATACACACCCTTGGTGTCACAAGGTTTTCCTGCTGTGTTGGCCAACATGAACGTGCCATTTCACTTGACTGTGTCGGCAAAGACTCCTGAAGACCGATTCCGTGACTGGAGAGATATCCTGACTCGTGCTGCTCGTGCACCTTCGGTACAACAGGCCTATGCCAACGAGTACTGTATTCCCATGGATGTTGCCGATCGAGACATCAACACTTGGTTTGAAGCACAACATGCTCAGTGGAAAAAACTCAGCACCGGTGTCAAGCCCAATTAAACAAATAAATTTGGTACTGTTTCTCAATGATCAAACTTGAAAAAAACAACAAGCTGGGGTTTTATACCGTTGGTCAAGAACGGCACTACGTCAAACCCAAGGCCTTGATTGCAGCCACACAGACCAATCAGTTTCCGGAGTGGAATTTCAATCGGTCTGTGTTTGATCACTACACATGGCACGTGGAGCCCACAATCTCTCTGAGAGAATTGTATCGCATGCGAGCACAGCAATTGAGAGATCAGTATGATTATATCAGACTGGAAGTCAGTGGCGGAGGTGACTCTAGTACTGCTGCTTACAGCTTTATCAACAACGGTATCCATCTCGACGAAGTGGTTTTTCGCTATCCCAAGACCGGCGAAAAAAATGTCACCGATGATCCATTCAACACCAAGCCCGAAAACACTCTCAGTGAATGGCGCTATGCAGCACAACCATTGTTACAATGGATTTCTACTCATGCTCCGCGTACTCGCATAACCATTCATGACTATAGTGAGGACATGCTGACATCCGGGCATGACGAAGACTGGGTGTTTAGAACCAAGGACTATTTTCAACCGGGTCATGCATTCAAACACACGGTGGATGCAGTAGATTCTCACAAACACACCCTGGACCAGGGACTGCGGGTGTGCATGCTGTGGGGGGTAGACAAGCCCAAGGTCTGTATCCGTGACCAAACCTGGTATCTCTACTTCATGGACGTGCAGGCCAACAATGCCAATCCCGAAGTAGGCGCGTGGGACAACATCACCAACGAGTATTTTTATTGGACTCCAGACCTGCCCGAACTGTTGTGCAAACAAGCGCACGTGATCAAAAACTGGTTTGATTTGCCCCACAACAAATACCTGCAGCACCTGGCTCGCTGGCCCAACTACAGTTTTGCACAGCGAACCACGTTTGAACACATCATCAAACCCTTGCTGTATCCCGACTATGATCCGGCCACATTTCAAACCTCCAAGCCCACCAACAGTTTCTACAACGAAATGGATCAGTGGTTTTATCAGAACTTTTCCCAAACTCGTGCATATCAAGTATGGAAGGCCGGCCTGGATCACTTGGTCAAAAACATAGACCCCAAGTATTTCAACAACGAGATGGGAAGACCAGTGGGCTTTGTGGGGTTCATCAGTCCGTTTTACAAACTGGGACCTGCTGCGTATCAAAGCACTGGTATAAATGATCACTTTAAATTTTAGATGTACGAAAGCAAATATTATGTTTAAATCATGGTTGATTGCAATGTTGTCTGTGTGTGCACTATCTGCTGCGGCAACCGAAACAATCAAGATTTATTCACCATACAATGCTGCACATAGCGCAACACCGGCCTTGTTCCGAGTGGTTGAGCAGGCCAACGCCAGTCAGTCAATCTATAGATTTCAAGTGGAATTTCGCCCAGGAGGCAATCAAACGATTGCTTTGCGGTCCATGGAACCCGAAACCAGCTTGGCCATCATTGCACCGGCATTTGTGGAAAATGTCAGATCTGGCAAGTTGACTGAACAAGACTATGTGCCTGTTCATGCATTTGGCGCTGCCTGCTGGGCGGTGATCACAAACAAACCCATGACCGGCGCCAAGGAATTTGTAGTAGGAGGGGTGGGTACAGGAAATGCCACACATCTGACTGCCTTGGCCCTGAGCGAAAAACACGGGTTCGATGTGAGATATATCTTGTTCAAATCCAACAACGACGCCTTGGTAAACATGACCGGCAACAATGGTGTTGAATTTGTGATTGACAAATACGAAAGCTATCAAGCTCTCAAAACCAAAAATCCTCGCATGCGCATGATTGCTGCCAGTTGCCCCTCTCGTTTGCCACAAGAGCCCGGGATTAAAACACTGGCAGAACAGGGTGTCTCGGCACCCTATGTTTTCAATATAACTGTGGCGCATAGACTCATGCCACGGGCCAGAAGAGTTGCCATTGCTGACATACTAAACACAGCTACAAAAAATATTGGTGCTCAGGAAATTTTTGAGCTGTCAGCAACTCGCCCACCTGTGTTTGACGGAGTTGGTGCGGAGGAGTTTTATCGTGACTCCTTTCAGTTGGTTGAAAAGTTACAGAACAAGTATCAATCAAAAATCAACAATGCCAATTGACATTGCAAACAATGTAATGTATAATAAATACTTGCTATGACTGTATGAAGTAGATTGAAAAGGATTCTGGACGGCGGGGCAGTACCGCCCAGGTCCACCATAAGAGGTTTAATGAGTATAAGATGTCCTTACTTAAACGCTGACGAACTTTGTAGCATTTATGAAACTCGTCCTAGTTGTTGTAGAAACTTTCCTAATAGAAATACAGGAATGTTTTGTTCAGAAACTAAATGTGTTTATGATGCACTTGGTAATTTAGATTGTGCTAACTGTAAAGATAAGTGTTGTAATCATTTAGAAATGTCGGTATTTGATATTAAACTATTAGACATTTCTTGTTCGACATGTAAGGAAACTTACTGTTCGAAATAGACTTTTTATGATGGGCCTGACAAAGTTTCGACAGGGTCAAGAGTAATGAAATGGACAGTTCGGCAATGCAGAAGCCGTAGGACTGGGGAAACTCGGTTGTAGAAGCAAAAAAAGTAATCGCAAACGACGATACATTCCTCTTGGCAGCAAACGCCTGAGAGCGAGGTAGTTATACCTTGTGACCCAAAATAGCAGATGGGCCCTTCGGGGCCCATTCTTTTGAATATGCTGTGTTATTGATTTTTTCAATTGCCGAGTTAGACGCAATCATAGCAAAATACTATGAAAACGCGTTGACAATAGGTTTCTTTTTGATATATAATATGTACTCAGTACAAACACTGAGACTTATTTTTTATCAAGGAGAAACCCAAATGAAAACCGTAGGTGATCAACTCACACCCTTTGCCGTAACAGGCGTGCGTCCCGGACAGCCCGATGACGCTTTCTACACCATCACGGACACCAGCTTTGAAGGCAAGTGGAAAGTGATTGTGTACTATCCCAAAGACTTCACATTTGTTTGTCCCACAGAGATTGTGGCCTATGACAAATTGAGCCAGGACTTTGAAGATCGTGATGCTGTGTTGCTCACAGGTTCAACAGACAACGAGTTCTGCAAAGTGGCATGGCAACAAGCACACCCAGATCTCAAAAAAATCCGCCATCATCAATTTGCTGACACCCAGCGAGGCGAACTCAGCTTGATCGAACAACTGGGCGTGTTCTATGCTCCAGCCGGTGCTGCACTCCGTGCCACGTTCATCATTGACCACGACAATGTGATTCAACACGTTACTGTGAACAATTTGAACGTTGGCCGTAATCCCCAAGAAACCTTGCGTGTGTTGGATGCATTGCAAACAGGCGAACTGTGTGCATGTAACCGTACTGTTGGTGGAGACACACTGAAATGACTGCATGGGTAGACGCACTCAAAGAATCCAGTATCCCGGACTATGCGCGGGACACTAGATTGAATCTTGACGCTGTGATCAAGCGCAGTTCGTTGCCACCAGAACAGGCCGAAGCTGTGGCCTTGGCAGCGGCCTTTGCCACTGGCAATAGCAAATTGTGTACCTGGATTCATAGTCAGATCTCGGACAAGACACAGGCCGATGCTGCCCTCACTGCTGCCAGTTTGATGGCCATGAACAACGTGTGGTATCCCTATGTTGAAATGGCCAAAGACGAAAATCTCACAGGCCTGCCGGCACAGCTGAGAATGAATGCCATCAGCACACATGGTGGTACCACTCTTGCCTTGTTTGAAGCCTACAGCTTGGCAGCTTCAATTGTGGGCAAATGCCATTTCTGTGTGAAAGCTCACTACGAGACGTTGAAGAATGAAGGCTACACAATGGAACAACTACGTGACATTGGTCGTATTGCTGCTGTGATCACAGCCGTGGCCCGAGTGGTTGCCAGTTGACAAACTATTGAAATTAAGCTATAGTTGTTGATAGTGTGTAAATAGCACTATCAACAACTGAAAGAAATACCATGCTAAATGATCCCCAAATATTTGGACTATTTCCAAAGCCTGTGATTCTCACCAATATCAATAGAGAATTTACAAAACAAGAACGAGATTTTTTTGATCATCACAGTAAATTTACCACGAAAAATGTTGGAAATCTCACCAGCGCCGACAATTACTTGACAAGACATCCCCAAATGGCTACCATCAAGCAAGAAATAACTGATTCATTACAGATGTTTTTTGACAACATCATCAAACCTTCAGTAGAAGTACGCTCATATATAACACAGGCCTGGTTGAATTACACATACAACAATCAATATCACCACAAGCATAATCATGCCAACACCTTTTTATCTGGAGTGTTGTACATAGATACCGACCCGGAAACAGATAAAATTACATTTTTTGATGACGCGTATTATCCATTTAAATTTGCCCCAAAAGAGTGGAATTGGTACAATGCCGAATCGTGGTTTTTTAAAGTAAAGCCCGGAGATATCATTGTGTTTCCATCATGGTTAACCCATGCAGTCGAAGCCACAGTCAATCCTAACATTAGAACCAGTCTGGCATTCAATTCCTTTTTGAAAGGACAAATTGGAACTGATGAAAATTTAACCGAGTTAATGTTAACAGAATGAGCACTGAACAAGATCGTTTCCATCACAGTCAACGACTACACCGCGACGACGCCGCTGTGGCTCGTCAAGTGAAAATTGCACAAGAACACGGCATTGAAGTTGGGGAACCACATCGACTAGTCAAGCACCATGCCCTGGACTGTGGAAATCCTGCCTGTCCCACATGTGGCAATCCTCGCAGAACACACAAGCACACACTCACAGCACAGGAACAACGCCTGTTTCAAGACGCAGATCAACCGCGAGATCGTCACAGCAATGGTTTTCCCATGCGGGATCAGGAACAGGATAAGTAAAAGCATGCCCCTTTAGCTCATCTGGTAGAGCAACGGTTTTGTAATCCGTAGGTGGTCTGTTCGAGTCGGACAAGGGGCACCAAAATTTTTTATAGTAGAGATAAAAAATGGAAGAATCCGCACCCAAACCAAAAATGAGTTTTGCTGCAGCCATCCGGGCTGCACTGACTCAAAAGACGGCCACAGAGCATGCCGACACTGTGGGTAGCAAAAAAGCAGCCCGCAAAATTTCCGGTCATGGACCTGCTGCTATCACGGCCCGACCACAGCGACGCAACACCAGTCGAGGTGGATAAATTATTTCTTGACCTTGATAGATAAATAGCATATAATAAACACTGTTATGAACACCGTAAACATCGCTCGTGAACTGTGCCAGCTGGACCTCGGCTTGTGGTCACGCGATGATGCGGCCAGTGAGGAAGTGTCCGGGGAGCATAGTTAGAACAATATCACAACATCTAACTCCTGACCCTGGAATTGAACACTCCGGGGTTTTTTATTGACAACAAAAGTGTTGACAGGAAACGAGGTCCTGTGCTACACTTTAAACAAGCACAAACGGTCGGACTGAAGGATGGAGTCTCTCTTGTGAGACAAAAGATTTCAGTTTGGTATATTTGGGGGTGTAGCTCAGTTGGGAGAGCGCCAGCTTTGCAAGCTGGATGTCGCAGGTTCGATCCCTGTCACCTCCACCAAATTTATCGCAGGATGGAGAAGTGGTAACTCGTCAGGTTCATACCCTGAAGATCGGCGGTTCGAATCCGTCTCCTGCAACCAATCTATCTCCCTAGTGTCAATGGCAGCACAACGGTCTCCAACACCGCTAGTCAGGGTTCGAATCCTTGGGGGGATGCCATATATCAAGTTTGCTGGAGATTCGCCAAGTTGGTCAAGGCATCGGATTTTGATTCCGACATGCGTAGGTTCGAATCCTACATCTCCTGCCAGTCACAAAAAAAGGCTACCTGGGTAGCCTTTTTGCATTGCTGATTCAAGATCAGAAGCTGCGTGAGTAGAACACATTGTAGGCGTCTTGTGTGGAGTCGCCAGTGATTCTATCAAATCTAAAACCCACGGAATCAGCTTTGGTCAAGCTGTAGGCCACACCAAGTCGTGCTGTTTCAGTGGTATCTTTGTTGGTGGCAGCATCAAATGCTGCTGTGCGAAAACGATAGCCTGCTTTGGCTGTCCACTTGTCGTTCAATGGCATGCTCACACCTGGCTCAACGGAGTAATAGGTAAAATTACCAGTGCCCGAGGTGCTGTACTTTTGACCAATTGCAAATTTCACGTAACCGTTGACAGAACCCACCAAAGCTGTGGTACCGGTCAAGCCAGTTTCCAGTCGTGTGTTTACAGCATTCGTGGTTTCGGTCTGTGTGGATGAAAGATTCACGTGAGCTGCAACAGATTGGGAAATGTTTTCACTCAGGGTGAAGTTTACATTGTTTTGATCTGCGCCGCTCACTGTGTCAAGTTTTGCACCTTCGATGCTGACAGAGCCAGCAAATGCTGCAGTGGAGATGGCCAAGGCCAAAATGGTTGAAAGTTTTTTCATGAAATGTTTCCTTAAAGTTAATGATGACAAGTTGTCACAACAATATATATCCGCGTTTTCACTGAGTGCAAAAAATCTCAAATTGTGTGGCAAAAAAGCAACATCAGAGTGGTTGACCCAAAATACAGGTTTTGCTACAATAGTGGCATAGAGAGAAAAAAGGAGTTGCCGAACATGGATAGCATGAAGTATTGGACCCGAAAATACACCCGCCTGGGCTACACCCTGCGTGATGGTGTTTGGTACTATGATTCAGAATGTCGATATCGGGTGTATTACACAGGTCCATAAAGACCCAGCAACATCCTGGGTCATTTGACAGGTGATTGACCCCGAAATGAATTTTTGCTACAATAGAAACATGTTAAGAAATTGACAACAGTATGTGAAAAGTGTTGTGATCGTGCAACACTCAGCAATTGACAATAAATGAGTCTTTTGCTACAATATATACATGTTGAGAAATCGACAATTGTTCTTTAAAAATATTGATCGCATATATGTCACTGAGAAGTGACCTCTATATGAAAACACATTGGGGCATAGGTCCAGAGATAACTTCATGCTCGGCCCTGACAGGATACAGAAGCAGACCTAAACCTGTTGTACAATGTGTTTTCATATAGAGTTTTTTGGTTGTTCTAAAGGCCAGACCGCGCTGAAATATGCTTAAGGGCGAGGCGGAGAACATTAAATGGGGACGACCGCCCCAGCCAATCTATTTTATAGTTAAGTGTTATCAGGGTAACGTGCGAGGACGCTCGCACTATACGGGTCAAAGCTGCCGGCGACTGATCCTGAAATAACTGCATCGGCATTGAGTATGTTTAGCGACTATCTCAGAATTTGCACGATAACACTTAACTATAAAATTTGGTTGCTCCAGAACGTGAACCAGGACGCATTAAATAGACCCAGGTGGTCAACTCGAAAGAGATGCATGTCAAACAGGCAAGCCAGGAGCATTAAATGAGGCAGTGCCTCAGCCACCCCTCTAACATGGAGAAGCCGCCGTAATGGTATGGCAGGAGACTGTAAATCTTCCGACGAATGTCACAATTGGTTCGATCCCAATCTTCTCCACCAAGTTTTGGTCTCATAGTTAAATGGTTATAATTTCGGCTTGTCACGCCGATGTTAGGAGTTCGATTCTCCTTGAGACCGCCAAAACATGTCAACAGCCAGTGTAACAAAAGCGTTATATATACATGCACCACAGGAGATCAGCATGTCACAATGGGATAGACTTCAGCAAATACGCGAGTTGAGAGATCGAAATCTGTCGGTAACTGAACTGGCACAACGACTGCACATGACACACCAAGATGTGCATCAGGCTCTAGCTGAGTTGAAGCGCCGATATCCATAACAGTTTTTTGTGAGGGGCCCGGGTTGCGTTGGTCACACGCCCATGAACCCGGAGCCTTCGTCACTGTCAATCAAGCACCGTTCATCTAGGACAATCAATGAATTGACACGAGTTCGAATAAATAATATTATGAAAACTTGTCCCAAATGTTCTATAGATCATTCCAAATCTGGAAAATTCTGTTCTAGAAAATGTGCCAACAGCAGGAGTTGGTCTGATAACGATAAATTAAAAAAATCAAAATCAGCTGATAAAAGTACAAAAGTAAAAAAAGCCACATACATTAATAACATTTGCCAGTGTGGTAAAGAATTTAATTTTTTACCTTACCGGCCAAAAAAATACTGTTCAGTTGAGTGTAGTAACAATTTTGTTAAGAGACCTTCTGGTGGTTACCGACCTGGATCAGGAAGAAGCAAATCCGGATACTACAAAGGAATTTATTGCGGATCCACATATGAGCTAGCTTGGTTAATTTATAGTTTAGATCACCAAGTTGGGTTTACTCGATTCGAAGGGTGCCTGGAGAAAGATGGCATTAAATATTATCCAGATTTTTTACTCAATGATCTTAAAACCATTATCGAAATCAAAGGATTTGAAAATCAAGAATCTGTTGACAAAAAAACACAGGTTGCCCAGAGTCTCGGATACACAGTAATAATATTAAGAAAACACGATTTACAATTTGCATTTGATTATGTAAAACAACAATACGGAGACAAAAAACTTTATACAATGTATGACAGTTACAAACCAAAATACAAGTATTCCTGTTCTTTGTGTAATCAAATATTTGATAGAGATAAAAAATCAAAAACCGATGTTGTTTTTTGTTCCAGGCAGTGTGCAGGGAAAGGACACAAAGGTAGAGTTAAGTCCCTATAGATTAGTGGCTAGATCATCGCCCTTTCAAGGCGAAGAACGGGGGTCGGAACCCCGTAGGGACGCCATTACGCAGCGGTTCGAATCCGCTACGGTGTACCATTTACCACAGCCCGGTTAGCTCAGTTGGTTAGAGCAGTGTGTTGATAACGCAAAGGTCCCTGGTTCGAGTCCAGGACTGGGCACCATGATCTTGATCCCTGCAGCATAAATACTGCATGGGCACCGCAAACTGGTTTGACTATGTCAAGAGCTGTTACGATCTTGTGATCGAGAGTGAAGGCATTGCTCAAACTGTGTTGAACGAGGACACCGAAAGTTATGTGGTTCATCTCATGGCCCGTAACTTTGAACGCACTGACATTGGCAACCAGCCTGTGGCCTTGACCATGATGTCTGCTGTGAATAGCCGACGCCGAGCAGATTTGTTGGCCGTGGCCGACGAGTGTTTGTTGATCCACAGTTTTCCCATGCGCCGACATCGCTGGCCCAGCAACACCTACTATCATGACATGGGTACCACGGCATATGGCCTGGCTGCACATGCCATGGAACAGCAGTTTGATGCTGCGGCCCGAATCATACATGCCATTTTCAATCGCAGGTAAATTTTCCAAACAATTGGGATAATACTAAGTATAATAAATGTATTATCAAGAATATGACTCAGCAAGAAATTTTTTATAAACTTCTAATTGCAAATGTAGTTGGATGGTATTTAGACGACGCGAGAATTCAACTGCACCGAGAGCTGTATTCCATGGGTGACGATCCAATATTGTTAAAGCGCAGGTTCAGGATGTTGAGTCAACTTGCCAACTATGAGTCACAAATATACAAAAAAATATACAATTTTTCCAGCAACAATCCCAGCGACTATACCGACACATTGATTCAGATCAAAGACGAATTACTCCATATTATCAATAAAAATGGATAAGCCGCTGGTCAAAAGCCTCAATCACACGTATTCTAAAAAATTACTAGAATACAACGGTTTTACCGTGACACAACAAGTAGGCACACTTTACAAAGTTGCCGGATTTGACAATTACAATTACCTGTTGGACATCAATGCAGTTTTTAGTAACAGCCCAAGGCTCGATCCTGTGGACCGTACTGGTTTTTGTTTGAGTGCAATTCGATGGGCATCTGTGCGTCCTTGGCAAATACCAACTCAACAAATTGATCTTGAACAAGCAATGCATCAAAGGGTGTTGGATCTTTGTAATACTAGACAAAGATTAAATTTGTTCTGGAGCGGCGGGATCGACAGTACCGCTATTGTGACAGCGTTTTTAAAAAATGCCCCGGATATTGGCCAATGTAGAATAATTTATTCGCCCTGGAGCACCTACGAACACCCAGAGTTTTTTAAAATTTTGCAAAATATACCCAAATTAGATTTGATTGACATCAGCGGAGATCGTTACTTTAACCTTGATCTTGATGGAATCATGATCAGCGGCAACCCAGGCGACGAATTGCATGCCAGCCTGGACCAGAGTTTCTTTGATCAGCACGGCTATGATTTTTTATTCACGCCCTGGCAGGATTTTTTTTACAAGCAAAACCCAGATGATGCATTTATCGAGTTTTGTCAAAATCACTTTGCACTAAGTGGGCGAGAAATTACCACAGTGTTAGAAGCAAGATGGTGGTTTTATATCAGTTCAAAACTTACCAGCATACTCAATAGCAATAATCTGTCATTGTTTGTATCTGAGTCAGCGGGATTTGACCCCAGCAGATTGATTGGTTTTTTTGATTGTGACGTTTACGAACAATTTATTTACTTCAATACGGATAAAATAATTTTGAGTCAAAACTATGCTGGTTGGAAACAAATACTCAAAGACTACTGCCACAGCTACGATAAATTTGATGAGTGGCGCATAACAAAATCCAAATTTGGCAGTATTCAAATTGGGGTTTATACCTGGAAAAAAGAAATATTAAACAACCGTAGAAACTTGATGATACTGGAGGATGGCAAATGTGTTTCTACCAAAAATCTACCATTGCTCAGCAAAAAAGAATGGGGTCGGATACAACATCAATACCAACATGTTTTCAGATATCCCAATACGTTATAATGCACCCTGGCACAATTTAAAACATGTTTGTGTGGGTGCTACCTACAGACCTGAGTTTTATGAACCCATAAAAAATCTCAAAGTCCGAGATAAGCTGCAACAGATTGCGGGAGAAACTGTTGAAGACTACAACTACCTGATTCAGGTACTGTCTGACCTTGATGTACAAGTTGAACAAATTCAGCTTGATTCAAACAAAAACATCATGGACTACGTGGACGGCCATGGAAGAATTGGATATAACGAAACTCAGAGTTTTACCTTGATACCCAGACCTCCCATGCAACCTAGAGACAGTGTGTTGATTGTGAATGATTGTGCGGTATTGACCAATCCTGAATCACAGTGGTTTACTGATCTCAACATCACTGCAACTCGAGTAGTCAAAAGCAAACGACCATTTGATGCGCCGCTGGCAACAGTGATAGGCAATACCATTATAGTGGACTGCCGAGACCATGAGTGGTTGGCTGACTTTCTTCAAGAAACATTTCCAACGCATCGTGTGGTATCAGTACACATAGGAGGCCATAATGATGCTGTGTTTAGTGTTGTTGCGCCCGGTGTTATTGTGAGCACCTATCATCATACTAACTACGCGGAAACTTTTCCAGGCTGGAAGGTAAAATTTATCGAAAATCAAAGCTGGAATGCCATACCCGACTGGAGAAAATTCAAACACAGCAATCGCGACAAATGGTGGATACCCGATAGAGACAGCAATCCGGAATTTTGCAATTTTATTGATTCATGGCTGACCAACTGGGTAGGGTTTGTTGCAGAATCTGTGTTTGATGTCAACATGTTACAGATCAATCAAAATTGTGTGTTGGTCAATAACTACAACCGAGATCTGTTTGATTTTTTAAAAAATCACAAGATTGAACCCATTGTGGTGCCATTCCGTCATAGATTTTTCTGGGACGGCGGACTACATTGTATAACCAATGACCTTTACAGAGAGGGCAAGTGTGAGCAATACCTATAAGCTGCCGCCTGGGTTTCCTAAAGATCTAAGCGGAAAAATTCCAACTGTGAGAATGGCAAGATTCAATATGCGTTTGAGATTTGGTCTCTGGAAAAATTATTCAGAGTGGGTTGACGACGATCAACAAAAAACATATTGGTACGACAATAGTGAGTTGGAAAAAGTCTCTGTTACCCTGGAACTTTTTCAACAGGACGAATGCATATTTAAACGGGTGTTGACAAAATTTGAAATATTGGACATTGACTTCGAAATCCCAGACATGGACCTCGGCACCAAGATTGGTATACGTATCAAAATTTCCGGTATTGCTGCACTACCCATTAGAGACAATGTGGAAAATTCTGTTGTTTGTGGCATGGTCAAGATAGAATCACTAGCCTTGCACGGTATTGACATATCCAGTTCGTTAAACCAAACATACTTTGGCACAGATACAGACTTTGATGTGTTTTCGTTTTCAACCCCAAGTTTTCATTGGTTATTGCACAAATATATATACAACGACGAATATTTGCTAAATGCGTGTTTGTCAGAGATAGGACGTCTCAGAGAGTACAACGAAAAATTGCTTAGAACACAATAAACTTTTGTGCCAAAACCAGTTGTGTAAAAAATTTACTTGCTGTATAATATATTTTTTAATCACTGAAAGATCATATGACCAAACTAACTCTCAGCCGTGGCACACAGATAAATCTTGAAAAGTGTGTGGAAGCCATTGACAACAGTCGCTACAATCTGGTGTTGGTGGCTGCTGCTCGTGCTCGAGAACTGGTACATGCTCAGAAACAAAATGACTGGGCCACTCATGTCAATGCACCAGTGTCAGCATTGCTGGATGTGCAACAGGGCCTGGTGGGGCTGGAGTACCTGCGCAAGGTTCGTTGATATCACAAACATGGATCAGTTTGGATTTTACCAAGTTGGTGAGCTGAAGTTTTACAGCAAGCTGGAAGCTATACTGGAACACGAACGTTCGGGCATGCCGTTGAAATGGAATTTCAACCAAGAGGTGTACAGCAATCTCAACTGGCAAGTGGAACCTACAGAAACTCTTGAAGAGCTGTACCGACAACGGGCCCAGCAAATCAGAGATCAATACGATTATGTTGTGCTGTGGCTCAGTGGCGGTGCAGACTCCAGTAATGTACTGAATTCTTTCATCAACAACAATATCAAACTGGATGAAGTTGCAAGCTACGTCAATTACGAAGCCTGCACTGATCGTCTAGGATTTATGAATGCTGAAGTTTTTAATGTAGCAGCACCTAAAGTAGCACAGGCTCAACTAACACAGCCCGGGCTAAAACACACAATTGTAGACTTAACCCGACTTGAAATAGATTACTTTTCAGATAAAGAATCCAAGTTTGATTGGATATATTACATGAGTTTTCATTTTGGTCCATGTAATGTCAGCAGACTCAATATCAAGTTAAGCCAAGCGCACTGGCGTGACATGATCACCGCAGGCAAACGAGTTGGTTTTGTGCATGGCTTTGACAAACCACATGTGCATCAGCACAAACAAAATTACTATTTCAATTTTATAGATCTAATTGACGGAGCCGTTAATGCACAATCACAGATACTAAATCGGGCCTGGGACTTTAACGAATTGTTTTACTGGAGCCCAGACGCAGTCAACATACCAATTAAGCAAGGGCACGTTGTCAAGCGATACATGAAGTCAGTCACACCAGGCAGTGCCGATATTACTACAGATCCACGTAATGTGGTGTGTAACACAATCAATGGTAAAAAATATTATTTGACGTCAAATGGGCTTCACCGTTTGATTTATCCCGGGTGGTATCCGGTACCTTATCAATTCAAAACACCTAGCATGATTTTTAGCCTAAGGGACACATGGATTTTTGACTTGCCCAATAACGATCCTGTCAAATATTCTTGGCGCACAGGACTGGATCACATGTGGCAAGTTGTGCCCAACAAGTGGAAAGCCAACCCAAACAACATTAGTCAAGGATTTAAGACTATGCGCAGCCGAGTTTATAATCTAGGTTCCTGACAGATTATACGCAACAAACAGAATCAATGATAAAAATAATCAACTGTTGTCTTGAAGACCGGTCAAGGGTACACAGCTTGGTATTAAGCTGCAATTGTTACTACAACAAATCCTGAAAATGTCGATTCGGTCCAGATTTTATACGCTTGTGCATGCTCTATCGTGTCCCATGTTCTTTGTGCAACATTACGACCTTGTGAATCCTGACTAATGCTAGCTTGTCCATCAGTCCACCCGTCAGATACGTAAATTGCCATCTGTTGATTTATTAGACCAACTTGTTCTGGGGTAGCATACCCTATTTCCCATGTTGCGTTTGTGTTTACTGACATTACTGCCTCCTGTTTTTATAAATATATTTATCAATCAAGTGCAACAACGCAAATAGATACAAAAAAAATACAGAGAAAAATAATTATTTGAGAGAACACAAGAGCCTGGGTGCGTAGAGAGGTTATACGTCTCCTTTACACGGAGAGCGATACTGGTTCGAGTCCAGTCCCAGGTACCATATTTTTTCAATTAAATTGAAAAAATATGGCATATTTTTTCAATTGGCAATAGAAAATAGTAAATATTCCGAGTTTAGCGATAGATTTATTTTGGTAGAGTGATAAATAAATGTATGAAACGCTCTACCAAAACTTATCTTTGCAAAACTTGTGGGAACGAATCAATTTGGTCTCTACAAAAAATGAATGTGTACTGTAGCAATCCTTGCAGTGCCAAAGGAATATTTACTGAAACGATTAATAGATTTAATCGAGGAGAACTAAGAGATCGTAAAACTATTAGGAAAGTGTTGACAGAAGTCAGAGGATATAAATGTAGTTGTTGTGGGATTAGCGAACATAATAGCAAACCATTAACATTGCAAGTTGATCACACAGATGGAAACGCCGGAAACAATAGTCCAGATAATTTAAGATTAATATGCCCTAACTGTCACAGTCAAACTGATACATTTAGTGCTAGAAATAAAGGTAATGGAAGAGCTGCGAGAGGTCTTCCATTAAATTAGATATGCGGGATTGGTGAAGTGGTATCTCGAAACCTTGCCAAGGTTTAGTGACGAGTTCGATTCTCGTATCCCGCTCCAAGTTAAATTGTAAATTTTATTTTTTTAAAACTTAACCACCACTATGTTGCACCTGATCAGAAGCGTCACTGACAGCTTGATTTCGCTATTGAGCGATGATCCGGTGCGACCCACCATACCACAAACGGTGCGTGTGGGCGACAATCGTGACATCTTTGTGCTGCGCAACCCTGACAACTCAGCGCAGGCCATCACCTGTGTGAGCTATCAAAATCGCATACCCACAACAGAAAGTGAACTGTTTGAACTGACCGACACCCCAGATGTGGCTGTGTTCTACACCATCTGGAGCTACCAACCCGGTGCTGGCCGCACTCTTATATTCGATGCTGTGCGCCACATTCGTGAGCACAAAAGCAGTATCCAGAGATTTGTTACCTTGAGTCCGCCCACAGAAATGGCTCGTCGCTTTCATTTGAAAAACGGCGCCCTGGTATTGAGAACCAACAGTGAAACTGTGAACTATGAATATGTGGTGGGGGAGCAGACTGTGGGTAAGTAAAGAAGTAATGGAAACGTGGCCGAGTGGCCGAAGGCAGCTCCTTGCTAAGGAGTCGAACATCAAAAGTGTTCCGTGAGTTCGAATCTCACCGTTTCCGCCAAAGTTTTTGTTGGTGTTCTTGGCTCCTCGATAGCTCAGTCGGTAGAGCATTTGACTGTTAATCAAAGGGTCCCTGGTTCGAGCCCAGGTCGAGGAGCCAAGAATATTGCACAAATAATAAGTTAATGCTTAAAAAATTACAACAATCATAAATATTTTGAGCGTTACACTGATACCATCAGTACATTTAAAGGACATATTCCATGAAACCAATCACTCTTACCTGGGTACTTGCCCACGAACCTTACGAAGTATTTCACAAAGCTGCACGCCATTTTGCTAGCGAAGTTTCGGCAGAAACAAACGGCCGTATCACAATCGACGTATTGGATTTGCCTGACTACAACAAAAAAGTTGGAACAAATCTCACTACATTGCCACGCGATCGTAGAACTGTGGTAGACATGGTAGACAGCGCAATCGTTGACATGGCCAGCGTGTATGTCAACACCTTGGCCGAAATTAACCATGATTTGTACGCCTGGGGTCTGCCATTCTTGTATCAGGACGCTGAGCAAGCTCAATTGGCACTGGATGGCACAATCGGTCGTGCCTTGCTCGACGGTGTTGCAAGTCGTAGCCAGGTGCAACCATTGGTATACACATTTTCCGGTGGATTCCGCACAATGCCATCAAATGTGGCTATCGAAAGTGTGGAGTCTTTTGAACAACTGCGTGTTCGTTGCACCAACAATCCAGTGAGCTTGGACATGTTCTCTGGCTTGAACGCTACCCCAGTTAAAATTTCCACAGAAAATTTTGCCAGTTCATTGATCAGCGGTGAAGTTGATACCGGTGAAGCCACATACCCAAGATTTTTCTTGCTGGGCTATGACAAAGCCAGTAAATATATCAACCATACCGAACACAATTTGTTTTTGACCAGCATTGTGATGAATCAAGGCATCTGGAACAGTTTTGATCAAGAAACAAAAGAAATTTTTGCTCGTGCTGCTCGCTCAGCTGCATTGATGGAACGTGCCGAAAGTCTTGCCAGTGTTGCCGAAGTACAAAAAGCAGCAGCAGGTTTAGGTATTCCAACCGTGACCATGACTGCCAAAGAGCGTGCTCGATTTGTTGACGCAGTTCAACCAATCTACAGCAAGTACGAAACATATTTTAGTCCGGGTGTGGTCCAAGCACTACGGAGTATTCATTGAACGTTGAAAAAAGTTACCTAGATCAACTAAAGCCACAAAGTCAATATCATTTTGACAACACTCGCCGGGATCAACCCGGCGAGTGGTTTACTGTACATGGACAATTTTCAGGCAATTGGAACAACGAACTTGACACTGTCAAGCAGTCAACTATGCCGTTGTCATGGCATAACATTAGTTCTTTGTCTAATACTTCTCTGGCACTGCCCGGACCAGAAAGAACTGCAAGGGTACATAGCCAAGAACTTGACATAATTCGCGGCGGTGGCAATCCAAAATTAGAACTCACCGATATCGAACCCAATGCAGTAAAGTTTCCTGTATTTTCACACATGGTGGAGTTTTTTGCATTAGATCGTGTCAACTCTAGAATACATGTACAAAAAACCGGTCAAGTGTTTAATCTTCACCTGGACACATATCAAGTTGGATGGCCAGGTGTGCCAGCTGAAAATTTAATTAGATTCATTGTGATGCTGGAAGACTGGTGTCCGGGACATTTTTATGCCTATGGCACACACACTTACACACACTGGCGTGCCGGAGAATTTCACAGCTTTCGTTGGCAGGACATTCCGCACTGCACAGCCAATGCCAGCAACACTCTGAGAACCAGTTTATTGGTAACCGGAATCAAAACATCACGCACAGAAGAAATTGTGCGTTCAACAAATATTTTACACGGGGTTTGACAATGAAAAAATTTTTAATAGCACTTTTACTTGCTTCAGCTGTTACCACAACACTGGCCAATGAAGTCATCAGACTGGTTGTTCCGTTTGGAGTGGGTGGACCCACTGACAAGTTGGCCAGATTGTTGGCTCGGGACGTTCGAGAGCTGTCCGGTCGAACAATAATTGTGGAAAATCGTCCGGGTGCAGGTGGGGAGATAGCTGCAAACATAGTATCAGCAGCGCCCAGGTCTGACACTGTGTTGTTGATGTTTGGTACTCCGCTGACATTTGCACTCAAACCAGAAAAGTTTTCACTGAGTGTTTTTCCGCCAGTGGCTTCTCTGGGTCGATTGAACATGATGGTAGGGGTCCATCCTGACTCAACTATTCGCACGTTTAGAGACTTACAGAACTACGACAGCAAGAAAAGTTTAACATATTCAACCTCTGGAAAAGGCAGTCTGAGCTTTTTGGTTGGCGAGATGTTAAAAACCAATTTGAACAAAAACATGATTGATGTCCCGTATCCCAGCGATGCCCAACGAATGATTGATATCCTGGCAGGTCGAACCGACATAGCAATTTTGCACACTGACCAGGCCATGAAGTACATCCAAGCACAACAACTATTGCCCATAGTAAGTTTAACCGATCAAAGGGATCCAGACCTACCAGCAGTGCCCAGTATCAAAGAATTTGGCATCAATGACTTGACTGTTAACTCACATTTTTTTATTGTAAGCAACAATCCCACCAACAAAGAAAACATTGCGTTGATACAAAAAACACTGACACAGGTATTAGATGATCCAATTCTCAACAAGCCCTACAAGGCCGAAGGATTAACTATTGCTCCGGGCAGCAAGACATTGTCAATTGAACAATTACAAAAAGAAATTTCTCATCTCCAAACCCTGATTAAAAAAGCAAATATGGCTAGTGAATAACCATTAATGAAACCTTTTGACATCAACGCAGTAAAAAGCTTCATCCAGGCACAGAGTGCGCAGACTAGAATTTACATTGGTGTAGATTCCGAGCGTGTGAGAGAAAACGATACGTGGTATGCAGTTTACACCGCTGCTGTTGTGGTTCACATAGACGGCAAACACGGTTGCCGTTTGTTCGGTGAAGTCACTCGAGAGCGTGACTGGGACCAGCGAGCAGATCGACCCAACACCCGACTCATGACCGAAGTGTACAAGGTATCCGAGCTGTATCTGCGTCTAGCCGATGTGTTGGAGGACCGCCAGGTGGAAGTGCACCTGGATATCAATTCAGCTGACGAGCATGCCAGTTCAAATGTGGTTGCACAGGCCATTGGTTACATTCGTGGCACTTGCAACATCACACCCAAAATCAAGCCCTGGGCTTTTGCAGCCACAAACGCAGCAGATCGCTTGAGAAACCTAAAGATAGCCAACGGTTGACTGCATATTGACTTTTTGTTACAGTAATAAGTACAAAAAGTCAACGTCATGTCAACACCGCATTTTCTCATTGTAGATCGCAACACCACCATGCGTGGTATTATTCGGCACCAGTTGCATGAGCTGGACTACGATCGCATCGCCGAAGCCAGCAATGCCGAAACTGCCCTGTTGCAGTTGAGTCGTCGCGACTTTTACATTGTGCTGACCGAACTGGATCTACCGGGCATGAGTGGCCTGGAATTTGTCTCCTACATCCGTGAAACGCTCAT